CTGGCCGATATGCAATGGAAATCAGCCCAACTTATGATGGGCCTGATTTCCTTTCTAAAGAACAGCAACCAAGCCCATCATCGCGTTGTATAAAGCACTAACTTGATGTTCTAGCGAACCATCGCCGGGCCGCTTCGGCTGTTATTTGCTGCCCGCGTTTTGTTCTGCCAACTTTAGGTCCGCTTCGGCGTAGGCCGGGCTGATCTGACCCTTCGCGGGATCTACGTCCCCCTTCCAGATCCATAGCTCGTATTCAGGAAACGCATCAAGCAATGCGTCCATGTCCTCGATGCGCACCTTTACCTTCAGGTTGTGCGCAACAGTCCCCCAGCGTCGCCGGTCAAGACCTGTCTTTTTAGCAACGACTGCTGGGCTGAGGTATTTCACCAACGCCCTGATGCGCTCTTCTCTCATTCCGAAAAGTTCTAATGCTCAGCGGACAAACAGTTTGTCTGCCAAAATAGTTGTCTGTATAGTCGCCCCGACAGACAACATATTTGTCTGTCAAAACACCCGTTAACCACAGTTTATGAGCATTTCAGAGGCAGGGATAGGCGATGAGTACACAGCATCTGGACCAACCACCTTTCGACGTGAGCTTCGATCTGGACGGCAGACGAGTGATCTACCTCGACTGCCGTAACGCGCTCACCTGCAGCAAGGAAACATACGCTGCCATGAACGGCGTTTCGGTAGACACCGTGATTGCCTGGATGCAGAGCGGCACCATTCCCAGCGTGAAGATGGGCCGCCCTCGCCTCGTCAACCTCGCCCAAATCCGCGCCGATCTGGCAAAGGGCAAAACCATCTTCGCCCAGGGGGACTACACCGATGAGTAAGCCGAACGCAGACCAAACCGGCAGCAACGTTGTGCCCCTGGGCACGGCCATCAGCAACCTGTGCAGCATCGTCACCTTCGCCTCGGCCAGCGGCATTCCGGTGGATGAAGTCGTTGAGTGGGTGGAGAACGGCACGCTCCCCAGCGTCACCTTCTCGGATTTCCGCATGGTGAACGTGGGCAAGCTGCGGGCCGATCTGCTCAGCGGCAAGGAGAGCTTCGCCGCGGGGGATTACAGCCATGACTAGCCAGCATGTCGTCGTGGATGCTTCCACCGCCCAGGACTACATCGGCCAGACCGTTCTCGTTGAGCTGCACTGGGATGATGAGCCGGAATCCTTCTGGCAGTGCCTGCACGTCGTCGGCATGGTGGTGCCGATGGAAGGTGTTTACGACCAAGCGTATTTCCTGACCTTTGACCTCAACGGGCAGGAACGCCATCCCAACGAAGTGTTCTTTTCGGACATTCGCACCATCAGGGCGATGCGGCACCGCGACCGGCACGGTTCCGGCAACGTACTGGGCCGTATCGCCCTGCCCAACTCCGCAAGGTCAAGGGCCGCGCTCCCGGCTCGTCGGAACAGCTCCACCGTTCCGGCGAACGGAAGCACGGGCGCAGCGCACCCTTGACCCTGCACGATCATGAACAGCCTATCGCTCGGAGCGTGGGGTAGCTTCACCGCCCCACGCTCCCGAGCCCTCGGCGGCAAGAGCCGGATGACAAGGGCGGCGCCCTTGGTGTTGTTCCTGTCGCGCCGCGCCGATCTCAAACTTCCCCATCTGCTCGCGCTGGCCAGCCTCGCGTTCTTCATCGTCTGGACCACCACGCCGCCGCCTGACCATCCCTACCTGATGACCTTCACCCAGGAACAACCCTGCCTGGATGACCCGACCGTCGTTTTCACTGATCCGGTTACCAGACCCCAGCTCCAGCAAGCGCGCACGGCTGCACAGCTCTACGCCGAGCGTGGCGAGCGCGTCGTCTGTGCTGCCGTGCGCGCGCCGCCCCGCTGACGTCCCTGTAACACGTCAGATAACCAGTTGTGGGTTCAGTGGCAAAAGCTCAATAAAGGTAAAACCGATGCAAGTTAAAGATTTCATCCGCGTTGACCGAACCACCGGCGAGGAAAGCAGCAACGGCCGGCTGTTTCTGGACATTGGCTATACCGGCTTCAAGGACCTCTCAGGCGTTCGCCTGCTGCGCTGCGGCGTCGACACGGTCCGCCAGCTGTACCGTGGGCTGATCCGCCCGGAGATCATGGCGCTGTTCGAGAAGCCGGGCGCGATGGTCGAGTTTGCCGGGGAAATCTGGCACTCGGGCCGTGTGGGCCGGGACTCGGGCTACCAGTACAAGCTGCAGAACGCCGACCTGGGCTTCATCCTGCTCATCAAGAACTTCAACGCCAAGCTGGAGCACATCGGGCCGCACCTGAAAATCGAGGTATCACCGCATGCCATCGACGCGCTGTCGCCGGAACGGCTGCAAGAGCGGATGGACTACTACGCCGCTGCGGTGATGACCAACCGCGAACGCAACCAGTGCGCCGTCCACCTCGCCCTGGACCTGCAAGGCTGGAAGCCTCCAGTCGATCTGGTGGCACGCCTGCATTGCCGGGCCAGAACGCACCGGGATATCTCGGGTATCAGCCAGGTCGAGTGGGCCACCAAGTCCAGCGTCTACGGGCGCGGGGAAACGTCCATGTTCGGCTCGGCTGGTGGCGTACAACTCTGCATTTACAACAAGACCGAACAGGCCCGCGCGACGGACAAGCTCGACTTCTGGGAAAGCGTCTGGCGGCGTCGGGATTCGTTCGATGCGGCCGATCCGGACAACTACGATCCAACCCAGGACGTGTGGCGGGTGGAGCTGCGCTACCACCACTCGGTCATCCAGCAGTTCGCCAGCGGCTCGATTGACGTGAAGACCGGGGAAGCCATCGACACGGACTCCTTCGCCGCCTTCTCGGCCCATCTGGACGGCCTTTGGCGCTACGGCCTGCGCCAGTTCAAGCTCATCGCTCGCCCTGGTTACTACGAGCCGATCTGGACACTGATGCGCGATGACGTGCGGGTGGATGTGGCCGTGGATTCGCTGATCGATGACACCGAGTACAAGCGGTACTACAAGACCTCTCGAGGCTTCTCAGGCAAGAACGTGGAGCTGTTCCTGGGAAACTTCGTAAGCCTGCTGGCAAGGGAGCGGGTGGGCGCAAAAAAGGCGTTTGAGACGCTGCAGCAATGGGACTGCTGGCCGGTGATCCGCGATCACTACGCCGCCAAGGAAATGACCGAGCGTGACCTGTACAAGCACATCAAGGCACTGCTTGAGGAGCGCCACGTTCGCTGGGGGCGTGCTGTTTGATCACCAAGGGACCAACCGGCTGGGACGTGGATTTCTGGCTGGATAGAACAGCCGGCATCCGTAAGCGCAAACGTGGCTTCCGCACCAAGAGCGAGGCTGAACGCTGGGTAGTCGATATGCGCCGGGAGTACAGCCATCGGGGCCGCGACCCGGGCGAACGTCTCGCCGATCTGGTGCAGGTCTGGTACGAACTGCATGGCGCGACGCTCAAGGATCAGAAGCGCTACGGGCGCACCCTGGCGATAGTCGAAGCCCTGGGCAACCCGATTGCCTCCAGCTTCACCGCTCTGGACTTCAGCCGCTATCGGGCCGAACGCCTCAAGAGCTGCACCCCGGCAACGGTGAACCATGAGCATCGCTACCTGAAAGCCGTATTCAACGAGCTGATCCGCCTGGGCGTGTGGCATGAGGCCAACCCGGTCGCCAAACTGCGGCAACTGCGCGTCGATGAAACCGAGCTGACCTATCTCACCCTGGACGAATGCCGGTTGGTGCTGGATGAATGCGCCGCGTCGACCAACAGCCACACCCTGCCCGTCGCCAAGCTGTGTCTGGCTACCGGTGCTCGATGGGATGAGGCCGAATCAATCACCCGTCATCAGCTGATGAATGGGCAAGTTCGATTCGCCAGGACGAAGAATGGCCGCATGCGATCCATTCCGGTGCCGGATGATCTGGTGAAGCTTTTGCTGGAGCGTGGATACCCTGGATCGGGCCGACTGTTCAGTTCCTGCCGATCGGCGTTCCGCAAAGCCTATGAGCGCACCGGTTTGCACACACCCGGCCAGCTGACCCACATTCTGCGGCACACCTTTGCCAGCCACTACATGATGCAGGGGGGCAACATCCTCACGCTGCAACGAATCCTGGGCCACGGCGATATCAAGATGACGATGCGGTACTCGCACTTAGCGCCGGATCATTTCGCGACCGCCCTCACCCACTCACCGCTCGCGTTGCTGGGACAAGAAAGGGACACTTCGGGGACACTGCCCCAAATGAAAAAGGGCTAGCTTTCGCTAACCCTTTGATTTCATTGGTGCCGGTGAGAGGAGTCGAACCCCCGACCTTCGCATTACGAATCGGCGCGCGTCACTTTTGTGAAGATTTGGTTCGAAGCAAAAATTAGAACGGAAAATCGCTTACAGCATTGAAAATGCTCGACTTAATAAGGTTTCGAGCTTGTTTTGCCTGGCCTGAACACAGGTTTCATGGGGCAAAAAAGCGTGTTTATGCTTTGTTCGGAGCACCTATTAATGAAAGCCAAAATCACCCAAGCCCTGGTCGAACGTGTTTCGGCGGTGACTGATAAGACCACCCTGTATGCGGACCCAGAACTGCGCGGTTTCTACCTTATCGTCTCTAAAAGCAAGAAAGGCTTCTACGTCCAAAGCCTGGTCAACGGTAAGCAGGTCAGGGTCAAGCTAGGCGACCATCCATCTCTGACGGCAAAGGCAGCAAGAGAGCTTGCCATGCAGACGCTGGTGACGATGCGCTCAGGTGTGAATCCAAATGAGGAGAAGCGCAAAGCGAGGGTGAAGGGCATTACCCTCAGGGAGGCGCTGGATCTTCACCTTGCCGCCAAGAAGCTCTCCCCTCGCACTGCCTCGGATTACAGATACAACTGCGAGCAATACCTCTCCGACTGGTTGGATAGGCCACTGGCCGATATTGGCAGCAACAGGGCCGCTGTCAGGGAGCGGCACAAGCGGATCACCAAAGAGAATGGCGCCCCCTCGGCAGACAATGTTTTCCGCATCTTCCGCGCCCTCTATAACCGAGGCCTTCGCGAGCATCCCGACCTTCCGGCCAACCCCTGCTTGAACGTGGACTACCACGGGCTGAGGCGTCGCAAGGTGGATGCCAACGCGGAACAGCTTAAAGAGTGGGGCAAAGCCGTCCTGGAGCTGAACCCAGTGAGGCGAGACCTCCATCTGTTCATGCTGCTGAGCGGCATGCGTCGGACCTCAGCCTGCGAAGCTCGCCTTGAGCACCTGTCCGATGGATGCCTGCATGTGCCAAACCCGAAAGGGGGCACAAATCGAGCATTCGACCTGCCTTTGTCAGGCCCATTAAAGGACCTACTCAGCCATCGGGCTACCGAAGCGCCCCGCATTGATCGCAAGACAAAGTGGCTCTTTCCTTCGGACTCGAAGTCGGGGCACGTCACCGAAGTTGCGCAACATGAGCTGAATGGGCTGACAGGCCATGCCTTGCGGCATGTGTTCTCCACCCTGGCCGTTGAGTCAGGCGTACCGTTGCTGGAACTGAAATACCTGCTCAACCATGCGGCGAGCAACGTGACGATGGGTTACATCCATGTTGGGCCTGAACACCTTCAGCCTTATCAGGAGAAAGCTTCCAGGCACATTCTCGAACGCCTCGGGCTGGAATGGACGCTTGGTGTTTGGCCACCTGTGCTCAAGCAGGTGGCAGCTGAACAGAAGGTCGCCTAACCAGCAATCCGGCGTCAACGCTCCTCTAAGCTGCTGAAACAAAAAGCCTCCGTGGTGGAGGCTTTTTGTTTTTCCACGGTAAAAACATTCACTCGGCAGGTGAGATAACCGTCACACTGGACAGCCATTGTAGGGTCTCTTCCTTGTTTAAGTCAGCGGAGAAGTGCTTCTTCCTAGAGGGGACCTCAACGCCAGCCTTCCGCATTTTGCTGGCATACCAGGCAACCGACTTAGCGGATGTCGTTGCACCGTCCACCTGAGCGTTCACCATTGCCGCGATCAGCTGATAGGGATAGCCGGCCTCATCCATGATGAGTGCTCGGGCGAGGTCGCCTACGCCTTTGCCGCGTTTCGCCTCTGTCTCTGTCGGAGCCTCTGGCGCTTCGGCACGCTCGGTCTGTTGCTCTGTATCCCGGACGGTTGCCTCGGGCTCGCCACGCTGCCTGAACGAGGCCAGGTCTATGCTTTTCGCCTCGGCCGTCTTGGTTATTCGCTCGATCAGCTTCGCTTTGGACGCGAATGTCTTCGGCCCCGCCTTCGTCTCTGCCAGCTCATTGTGGATTTCTAGCAGCTCGGCCATGCTCATGCTTTCAAGGCCCATGGTGGTCCTCCTTCTATAGGAGCCTCCATCATGTCGCGCTCCAGCTTCCAAGGGAGCGGGCGGCAGCCCAGCTAATGTTTGATCGGTGCACGGGTGGCCGCAAACGGCTGAAATGAAAAGGGTCGTCACGATGGACGACCCATTTAAGCACGACAGGAACAATCCTCAGGCGAAGGCGCTCGCGATCTGATGCCTCGGCAGGCGCTCTGCCTTGTCCCTTACAGCCCGGGGGACATACAGGTCCAGCTTGTCGCAGTAGGGCACGCCCAATAACTCTGCAGCCTCATCGAACACGCCGCTGCCGATGGCGATTCCCTCCTGCTTCGCCAGTTGGGACAAGACAGCGAACCGACTGCCCTTATCCATCAGTACCATCACAAATGCGGTGATTGCCAAGGTGAACGGATGGCCTGTGGGATAGCAGCCATCCTCTCGCCGATGCTTATTCGTCCCGTCCATGATCGTCATCCTCCAGCGAGTCGAGCACCTTCATATCGAGCTTCTGGCTACGCAGCGCCAGGCCCAGGGTGTTGATGGGATTGGAGCGACCCTGCTTCCAAGTGCGAATGGCAAGAATGATTCCCTGGAGGCGCAGCTCCCCGATCTTCAGGTACTCGCGCACCTTGATAAAGGTATCGAGGTCCATCGCCGTAGCAAACTCATTGGGGGAGAACGGGCGTTCCTTAACGGGCAGCGCGTCGAGGCGGGAAAGCACAGCGGCGGCCAGTGCTTTGTTCTTGGTGCCGACAGCAAGCTGGCCGAAGTGCGCCAGCTCGGCAGGACCCGCAAGGGAGAGCTGTTGCAGGTAGTTAGAACGGCGCTCATCGCCAAGAGCCTCACGGGCAAGCACTTTGACGGGGCTCTCGTAATAAATCTTCTGAGCCATTAGCGGGTGATACAGGGCACCGGCTTGCTTGTAGAAGGCGTCGATTTCTTTGGCAGCAGCGTCCTTAATCTGCCCGATGGCCGCGAAGGTCTCTTTCTCGACGAAGCGGTTACGCTCTGCAGTGGTCAGGTCAACCAGTTTCCAGCGTTCAGCAGCGGCTTTCTTGCGTGTATCGATATCGTTCTGCAGACGCTCAATGGCCTTGAGGACACGACCATGCAGGCTATCGAGGCCGGAGGCGAGTTCACCGATTTCGGAGGCGGTAAGGAAGGGGGTGTTGGTGAGTTCGACTTTCATGCTCATTGCTCCAGTGGGTATGGGTCCACCGGTCGCGTTAACGAGCACTCTCCCAGGCCACTGGGAAGGTCGACGCCAATGTCGACCGGTTGAATGCCAATTTGTCGAGCAAGCTGTTCAGCGTAACCCCACGTTGCTCAGGCGTGTTCGGCCACTGGTGCAGTCTCTGTTGTTGCTTGCGGTTCAAGGGCTTGGGTTGAGACACCCTCTAACGATCTATCAGCCGTCGTGCAGTTTATCGCCGCCGTTGCCGCCGCAGTGGTAGCAGATGCGAACCCTCGCTACGTCCTCGGAGAAGTGATATCGCCTGCAGGTCATGCAGCGAGCCCAGCCCATCTTGCGGATAAGGCGGGGTGGATCGAAGTTGGGATTGAGCACTTGGGCGCGGCGAGTGCCACCGTCGAAAGGCCACGGTTTTGGCTCGATTAACGGCTTGGCTATCTGCCTTTCCTCGAAAGTCTTCGGTTGGCGCCGGAGAGATTCGGCGGCCTTCTGTACCGTCGGGCTGACTGCAGATTGTGGTTCCTTCCACTGGTAAGTCTGATTTTTTGGGTCATCGGCCCGCTGCCGCACCACGGTATTCGAAAGCCTGAGAGCAGTGGCGGCCTGGCTGATGCTGGAGTATTCCACTCCATCGACAATTACAGCCTTGGAACCCCGCCCGCTTGGGCTTTCGGTAGGTTTGACTTCCCCTTTCCGGTGAAAAGTCGGGAAGTTTGGGCTGCTCATTCGATAGAGCACTGCCGAGTTCGATACCCCAAGAGTAGTAGCCGCCTGGCCTACGCTGGAATACTCCACGCCATCCGCAATGATCGGGACAGGACGTCCGCTATTACCTTTCATAGCGGGAATCCTTCTTCCACTGATAATTCGGGAAGCGCGGACTATCTGCCCGGTCACGTATCCGAGTGGAGGCTATACGAAGAACCGTGGCCGCGTGATTAAGACTGAAGTATTCCGCTCCGTCGACGATGACAGCCTTAGACGTGCCGGACTTCCGGCGGGCAGGTTCTTTAGCCTCTCCTTTCCGATGGTAGTTCGGATGGCTAGGGCTTTTAACGCGGTTGTAAATAACATTCGGTGGAAGTCCGAGCGCCCGTTCAGCTTCGCGTATGCTGGGATATTCCACACCGTCCACGATGACGGGTACGAGGTACTGGTTATTCGGACTCTGTAATGGCTTGGGAAGTTTTACTTCGTCCTTTCGGTGGTAAGTAGGGTAGTTCGGACTTTTCAGTCGATACCGCACAACCTCATAGTTTATGTCGAGCTTCTCCGCTGCGGCTTTGATGCTGGGGTAATTGACGCCGTCGACCATGATCGGAGTGTTTTGCCTAGAAGCTGGCCTGCCGCTCAGATGATCGTACTCGACCTCATTCGATACCCACTTCCTCTGGTAGTTAGGGAAGTCGGGGCAGCTCAGACGCAGCGACAAAATGTGGGGCGGTAGGCGGAGAGCCTTGGCTGCACGCTCAAGGCTGGGATATTCGATGCCATCCACGACCACGAGTGGTGATCTGCCCCTACTCCTTGCCATAGCGCGCCTCACCATATCGCCTGCGGGTTTCGTACTCGTCGCTCAGGCGCTCCCATTCGGCTTGCGGCAGCCGAGGCACCGGGCCGATGCATGTCATCTCGCAACGCGGTGAAAGCGCGTCACGGCCACCGAGCGCGGCGATGCCTTGTGGCGCTGTCGCTTCCCAGGCATCCAGGGTGCGATCGATCATCTCGGCTCGATGAAGCGCTTCGGCCACTGTCAATCTGTCATTCGCCATCGTCTTCGCCCTCGTCGTTTGCCTTGTACTTCACCAGAAGGCCTGTCAGAGCCTTACGGTCTTCGCTGCTCATCTTCAGCAGGGCATCAGGGTTGAGGCCTGTGTCGTCTACCTTCACGCGAAGCCTGTCGGCCAGCTGGTCGCCATAACGGAACTTGAGCATCACCTCCAAGAGGCGATCGCTATGTTTTCGCATAGTCAGCGGACGCTCTTCGCCGGTGGTTTTATCTCGGGTCATGGAAATTTGCCCTTGGTAAATAACAGGCTCTTCCACGCCGATGCAGGCGCGCCGATAGGCCTCGTCCAACAGGGCGTCCATCGCGACGTCAATGGCCTGTTCCCAACGGCGGCGGAATTCCAAGTCGTTCTTCTTGTATTCGAAGGCGAGACCGCGGGAGATGCCACAGGCGGCTGCCGCCTGTTTGGGTGATGCCGTGTCTTCAAGTATTTGAAGAAATACTTCCTGCACTTCAGGGGTAAATTTTTTAATGCCCATGACACAAATCTCAGTTAACTGGTTTTAAAAGTTATCGTGTCGTGTTTATGCGCGCGGGCATGCCCTCAAATATCAATGAGAAACAATGATTTAGATTGAGGGGTGTTCAGATCAGCGATTAGACGGCCAGGTTCTACGCGCGCGAGGGTAAGGTCTGGCACGGGAGAGAGGAGAACGTTTTGGCGATTCAGCGTAGAGGTTTATTGGGCAGGAGGGAGATTGCGCAAGCACCCCTTGATCCACCAACACCCCACTAAGTTCGGCCACGGGTGGTGGCGTGCTGTTTGTTGCTCTGTTGCTCTGCGCTGCTCAGTTTTTCTATATAAGCTAATTAATACATATACCTACCCCTATATCCATACTAAAGCCGCTATAGATATTTTATGTTTATTATTAATAAGTAAGAGCAACAAGAGCAACAGAGCAACAAAGCTAGTGCCGCAAGGCTTTCAGACGTTGCGCTCGATTTCAAGGGATGGCAACGAGAGCAACCACGGGTGCGGTTTGTTGCTCTGTTGCTCTATGCTGCTCAGTTTTTCTATATAAGCCTATCTGTGTATACGCCTATCCCCTTGTCTGTCTAATAAGTCTGCTATAGGTGTTTGTTCTAAGTATTAATAAGTAAGAGCAACAAGAGCAACAGAGCAACAAAGCTAGTGCCGCAAGGCTTTCAGACGTTGCCCTCGATTTCAAGGGATAGCAACGAGAGCAACACCCCTGGCCGAATATACGAAAAAGGGCCCGAAGGCCCTTTGTCTTGAACAGCGGAATATCAATCACGCCAAGCCCTCAAGGGGACGCCTTTACCGATAAGCCACTCGACAGCCCCGTCATTTTTGATAAGCAGACAATCGCCGTTTCGATAGCGCGCCGCGGCTTCTGCTTCCGTGCAGCCTGTATATTTGATGGCATCGGCCACATGCTTGGCTCGAATTTCTTGCTTCATTGTTTTGGCTTTCATCTCAGCTCTCCGCACTTAAATGGATATCAGCAGGCATTGCGGCACGGTATTCATCGAGGCCCATACAGGCCCGGTGGACTTCGCCGGGATCGCAGCCGTCTCGCACTACGGCGACGAGCGCCTCAGCGAGCACGGCCACCTGGCGGTCCCTGAAGGAAGCACTCCGAACGTCATCGCAGCAGGCAAGCGCGGAGACATCGAACCCGCCGGCCCGCCCCCTAGCGGGCCAGGGGATGAGCCGAACTTTTCCACTGGGGTTCCAGCAGAGCATGGTGTTGGTGGCATCATTCATTCTGGTGCCTCCGCTGAACTGTCCGTTTTTGCTTGCGGGCGCTCATAGCCGCGACCCTGCTTACCCTCCGGGCCGGCGCGCAGGTTCTTTTTGTGCACCCAACCGAGGGTGCGGGTCATTACCAGCTTCAATCGCTGCGAATTGGCCGCCGTCTGGTCGGAAGGACGGATACCGAGCGCGTGCGATAGCAGCGTGGCCGAATGCACCTTATCGATAGGCTTGTCAGGCTCATCAAATTCATCCGAGCAAGGCTCATCCAGATAGCTGCGAAGTACGTCCGCCCAGGGGTCTTCAGTCACGCGTTCCAACTGCTCGACCGCTGCCTCCGACCACAGCTCCTGCGGCAGGAAAAGGGATTCGCCGGCAGCCTCACGCACAGCAGCCTCAGCCCACAGCTGGTCGCGATCAGCCACCAAACCATCGAGGTCCAGCAGGTCGCTGGTCCCCACAAGAACAGGCCAGAAGCGCCTGTTGCCCGTTGGGTCCTTCAGGTAGTCGTCCCTGTTGGTGGTACCCATGAAGATGCACTGCCGAGGCAGGTCCTCGACGAGGCGACCATAGGGACGGCGGATGCGGTCAACTGCGCAGGAAACGAACGCCTTCATGGATTCGACGGCAGTCTTGGATAACCCCGACATTTCACCCATCTCGATGATCCACTTGCCCTCCAGTGCAAGAGGCGCGTCCTTCGACTCCACGTTGTTCAGCGTTCCCGACTCTGCGAACCAGTCTTCATTGGGAGCAAGCAACTTGATGAAGGTACTTTTTCCGCGGCCCTGTTCAGGGCTCTCCAGCACGACCACGTTGTCGAATTTGCATCCCGGCTGTCGTACCCGGCGCACTGCGGCAATAAGAGCTTTCGCACCAATTGCCCGTACATAAGCGGTGTCCTTTGCACCAGCGTATTTAATAAACAAAGTATCGATACGGGGCACGCCGTCCCATTTAAGGGAGTCCAAATAATTGCGAACAGGGTGGAAAGGATTCTCACGGACGACCGACAGTACGGCCTCCATGACGTCATCCTTGCCCCAACTGGCGTCGGTGTTCTCAACAAGGAACCTACGGATGCGCCGCACTACGTCATCATTCAAGCGCCGACCGAGGCTGGTTCCCCAAGGGAGCTGCTCCGCAGTCAGATACCCAGCGCGATCAAACTCGTTGAATCCGAGCCCGATGTACTGGTTGATGTACTGCACAAGCTTCAGGCAGTTGCTGAAGGATGTGTCCACCTTGCCATTCCGCAGCCGCTTCAGAGGTGGAAGCGGAGGCTCTTCCAGCTCGACGACATCAAAATCGTCAGCAGCATCCACCCGATCAATAGGCGTCTTGCCCTGCTTGATAATCAAGCCAAACAGGTGGGCCACGGTTGTTGGATCACCGCCATGCGAGGGGGTTGCATGCAGCGAATCCCAGCGGTTGCCGATCAGGTAGGCATCATCCTCATAGCCTGCAGCCTGGGTGGACCAGTCGATGAACTCCTGACGGCCTTCACCTGCTGTCGCGTGGTGGCAGGCCATCATCAGGTCCTCCCAGTCCTTCCCTTGAAACTCGTCGGGGTCCAGGAGTTCCAGGTTGGCTTCCAGCATCTCTGGCGTCAGTTCGCCCCACCGGTCATGCCCCGATCCTTCAGGCTTCTTCAGGTGGCACACCTGGAGCATTTCGAGCAGTGAGGTCGGTGCCTCGGGTGTCTCGTTAGGGCCGAGCAGCCAGAAGTCCGCTTCGTAACGGCGGCCTGTATCGGGGTGGACGGCACCAGGCGCGACCACCTGGCCGCCAGCCGTCTTGAAGTCGATCCCTGGATAGCCGGCCAGTTTGCCGACAGTGCGGACATCAGCGGGCTTGCGCATGTAGTAATGATGACCGCCGCCGCCGGTGAGGACGTGCGGATAGTGGTCAAGCGACAGGCCTGCATCTGCAGCCAGGGCTTTGAGCGAATCATCACCGCCATTGCGTGGGTCGACATCAACAACCAGATCGGTTGGGCGCAGGCGAACGCCGAGGTTTCCAGCATTCTGGCGGGCTTCCGCGATCACCTGTTTGATGTTGTATCGGCGGCGAGTCCATTCCTTATCCCTGGGCGCCTTGCTGCCTGCGCGGAGGGGAATCAGTTCGTAGCCAGCGTCAGCGAGAAGGCAAGCATCATCAAACAGTGGTGTCGTTCGAGGAAGTGCGGCGGCATCATTGCTTCCGTAAGTCCCCTTTGATGTGCTCTCCTGCAGCCCGCCTTGCCCGCGGGCTTCTTTTTGCCTGCTCATTGGCCACCCCCTTTCCGCTTGGCACGGCCAGCTTGCATCGCCATTGCAGTGCGCTGAAGGCTATCGCTCATACGTTGGCGCTTCGCATATTCGCGGAGGTCGCCCATTCGATAACGGACGCTTTTCCCGCCGATGCGGCCGTATTCAGGGCCACCCCCCTGGCAGCGATACCAAGCGAGGGTGCCGTAAGCGACTCGCAGGAATGCAGCAGCCTCCGTAGCGGTCACAAGGGCTTCATCATGGAGAGTGTGGAGCTCGGCCAGCTCCTCGGAGGTGAGTTTCTTCGGTTCGTATGTCATATCTGCGGCTCTCGGATTCCCAACACGACGGAACTGTCATGGGGGACATCCGCAGCCGTATCACCGCAGATCGGACCCAGGTCTCTGTTGTCATCCAGAGTGGGTCTCGGCTGTTTTGGCCACCGAAAGCCTTATCGACGTTTGCAGTCGACGAGCCAAATATCTCACTAAATGATCTTGGTGGAAACCAACACTTTTCCGGCCGTCCAGGTGCTCGTCTGTCGTGTCGAAACAGACCTGATAGCTCAGCTTCAGGCGAAGCTGCTCCGCAAGTGCCTCACGCGACCTGAGGAGACCAAGGGCCGCAATGTCAGCCACCGCTGCGGCTGCTAAAGCGCTCGGTAGCTGAAAACAAAAAGGCCACCCTTAAGGTGGCCTTTGTCGACAAGATGGTGCCGCTTGCCCGACTCGAACGGGCCACCCCATCATTACGAATGATGTGCTCTACCAGATGAGCTAAAGCGGCATCGGCTGTCGGTGTTGTTCAATTCGTGTTTGGGACGCTCCCTTGGTTCAGACCGAATCGGCTGCAAGCCTAGTGCCGCAAGGCTTACAGCCGATTCACCGAGACAAAGTGCACCGATTACGAATGCGCTGCTCTACCTACTGAGCTACACCGGCGCCAGCGAGGCATTATCGAGCGTTGTCGGGCCGGACTCAAGCCCGGCCGACTCGTCCCGTTCCTTGCCTCACAACCCTGGCGTCGGTCCGGCTTGGGTACGCTGGGTGTCGGTGCGTTCAGCCTCGTGCCTGACCTGGTCGACGACTTCCTGGCCCATTTCCGTGGCTTTCTGGTAGCCCTCTTCCGCCTTGTGGCGGAGCCTGTCGGTCATTCTGTCACTGGCCTGGCCCAGCAACTCGTCTTCACGCCGGGTCGG